TATAGCAAATAAAACAAGAAAGTCACTTAAAAAGTAGGGAGGTATTTAATGATTAAGAAAAATGACAGATTTACATACCACAAAGGCGATACTGTTATGTATGTAAATGGCAAGCAAGGTAAATTTGTAAATGGTAAATTTGTTCCAACAAAGAAGTCGGATAAAAAGAAGAAATAGGAGGCAGTCCTATGAGTTTTAGTTCCGTGTGGAATAAAGTAAAGGAGATAATAGGAAAAATGTTAGGTGCGAAAACAATAGAACAAGTATTGGGAATTAAATCTGGAATTTCGCAAGAAATGGAAGCGGCTATTGAATTATGGTCTGCTATGTATGAAAATAAAGCACCGTGGTTAAAAGAGCCAACTAAAGATAGTCCTGTGAGAATTACATCTTTGGGATTACCCTCTCTTATTGCAAGTGAAAAAGCAAGAATGGCAACATTAGAGATGGAAGTAGAAATCAATGCGCCAATGGAAGAAATTGAAGAACCTAATCCTGATTATGTTCCGCCCGGCACAGATGAAAATGGAATGCCCACTCTTGGTCAGGGTGCTATGACTATTAAGAAAAATGTGCCCAAGGGTAATACGGAGAGGGCAGATTTTCTTGCGGATGAGTTTGAAAAAGTAAAAAGAAATATCCGTAGACAACTTGAATATGGTATCGCAAAGGGCGGTCTTGTTATTAAGCCGTATTTAGTACAAGATTCCGACGTCGAATCAAGCGATTTTAGCGACAAAAAGCGTACAGACAATAAAAGTATCGACAAAACAAAAACAGACGCTAAAATGAGCAAAATGGACGTTAAAACGAATGATAGTAGTGAAAAGCAAAAGAAAGATTATAATGCACATTTGGAATTTGAGTATATTCAAGCAGATGGTTTCTATCCATTAGCGTTTAATGCGAGTGGAAAAATGACAGAGGCCGCGTTTATTCAGAAGAAATTGGACAAAGATACAACGTATAGTCGTATTGAGTATCATAAACTTGAAGGTAAAAGATGTACTGTTATCAATTTGGCATTTAAGTCTAATAAGATGTTAAGAGGACTTCAACCCGGAACAGAAACAGACTTAGGTGTAGAGATTCCATTAACAGATGTTCCTGAGTGGGCTTCTTTACAGAAGAAAACTGTAATTGAGGGCGTAGACAGGTTGCTTTTTGCATACTTTAAAATGCCTGAGGCTAATATCATTGATACCTATTCACCGCTCGGTGTTTCTGGATATAGCAGGGTAGTAAGTCTTATTAAAGACGCAGATTTCCAATATAGTAGGTTGCTTTGGGAATTTGAAGGCGGAGAACTTGCTATTGATGTTGACCGTGACGCATTGAAATTGGTAATGGATGAAAACGGTAATGATAGAACAGAAAGACCTCTCGCACAGGAAAGATTATTCCGTAAGGTAGATTTAAACTCGGAAGATACATATAATGTATTTAGTCCCGCACTTCGTGATGATTCCCTGCTCAACGGACTTAATGCAATCTTAACCAGGATTGAAGATTGTATTGGTATGAGTAGAGGAACAATTTCAAATACACCGTATAATGAGGCAAAAACCGCTACAGAATTAAAGATTTTACGTCAGAGAAGTTATTCCACAAATGCAGATATTCAGGCGGCATTGGAAGACACGCTTAAAGATGTGGTTTACATTATGGATATCCTGTGTTCACTCTATAAAGTTACACCAGAGGGTGAGTATGAATGTTCGTTTGAGTGGGATGATAGTATTTTAGTTGATATTGAAACTGAATTATCCAAGAGATTAACGCTAATGCAGTCTGGGCTTTCATCTAAACTTGAAACGAGAATGTGGTACTTTAATGAAACTGAAAATCAAGCGAAAGCCGCATTACAGAAAGTTGATGATGAGGCAAAACAGGCGATTGCTACCAATATGGCTGCTCAACAACAGATGGGCGAAGAAGTACAACAGCAAGCACCGGGTACGTTTAAAACGGAAAACTTGTCTAATCCTCTTACAGGTGTTAAAGCAACAAATGAGCAGAAGGCGAAACAGTTTTCAAAAGATAGTGGAGAAGACAAAGAATGAATGTTTTAATGTTATGTCCCGCAAATATAGTTACCGGTGGCACAGAGTCTATACATGAGTTTGCATCCAAACTTAATGCTTATGATTGTGTAGATGTAAAAATTTTGTATTTTCGTTGTAGCAACGGTAATCCTCAGCCTAAAGAGTATGAGGAGTATCATGTAGATTATGTTACAAGTTTACCATCAAATTATAATGAAATCGTAATATTTCCAGAAATATGGGCTAATGAAGTAAATAATCCTAAATATGCTAATTGCCTAAAAATAGTACATTGGTTAGGTGTGGATGTCTATTATTGGAATAATCCGGTAAGTGAGTACAATAAATTCTTGGAAAAGAAAGACGTACTGCATTTAACCCAGATGCAGTATGCAGTAGATAATCTGTTAAAGTTAGGTGTAAATCCGAAACTCATACAGCATATTTCAGATGTGCCAAATAAAATATTTTATGAGGACTATGAGGAAGTATCGAGAAATGACGTTGTGTTGTTTAATCCTAACCTTAGTAAGATTACAGATTTTCAAAGAGCCGTAATGCGTAAGGCACAAGAAGAAGGCATCTCATTTAAACCGCTTGAACATATGACAAGAGAGCAGATGGCACAGACTATGAGAGAGGCAAAATTATACATAGATTTCGGTGTATTTTCTGGCAGAGAAAGAATACCGAGAGAGGCCGCATTAAGTGGTTGTTGTGTCATAACAAGTAAATCAGGATGCGCCAAGTATTTTAGTGATGTCGCATTATTAGATAAATGGAAATTTGAAACTATTCCAGAAAATATACCGAAAATAGTTGATACGATAAAATATATACTTGTCAATTATGAGACAGTAAAATCAGAGTTTGATACTTATAGGCAATCATTACTTGAAGATAGAAAAAATTTACCAACGGACTGCGAGAAACTTGCCAAGTTATTTAGTGTATTAAATTTATATTTAAGGAGTTTTCAATGAGATTTAGTATAATAATACCAGCATATAATTCAGAGAAGTATATATTTAATGCATTAGACCATGTAAGGAGTCAAACATTTACCGATTATGAATTAGTAGTAATATGTGATTCATGTGTAGATGGCACACAAAAATTGGCAGAGTCATATAATGCCAAAACAGTTGCGGTAGATTTTCATAATGATGGTTTGTCGAGAAGTAAAGGTCTTGATATTGCTCAAGGTGAATATGTTTTATTTATTGACGATGACGATTGGTGGATGAGAGATGACCTATTAGAATTTCTTGATAATAAGATACAAGAAGATAACGAACCAGATATTATCTGTTTTGGTTTTTATTTCAAAGGTTTTGGTGAAGTAAAGACAAGACGAAAATGTATGAATGATTTATGGATGGCTACGTGGAATAAATGTTGGAAAAGAGAAACAATAGGCGATACAAGATTTCCCAATGTTTATAGTGTAAGTGATATGTATTTTCATGAGGCTATGCTAAAGAAAAATCCACGTATTGTAGAATACAACGAATGTTTATATTATTACAACTACCTTAGACCTGGTAGCATTTCACAGAAACAGGGTAATACAATAGAACAGACGAGGCAGTGGTTATGAAATATTTGATACACACCTGTTCAAGAAGAAAATGGTATGTTGATGAATTTTTAGTGCCGTCAATGAAGGCGCAAGGCATATCCGATAATAATATTGTCGTTTACAGTGATGATAATAATGACGGACAGTTAGTATCTTTTATAAATAGTTATAAAAGTATAGGCTCTAAAGATGCGTGGCATTTACAAGATGACATCATTATTAGTAGTAACTTCAGGTCTGTAACAGAAAAGTATAATGAAGGAATAGTTTGCGGATTCTGTAATAGTTATTCAACGGCTCAACCGGGTAAATCTAATATATTAGATATGTGGTACTCAATGCCTTGTATAAGAATACCGGGCGATATATTTGAACGATTTATAGCATGGTTACAACAACCTAATGTTCAATCAAGGTATCGTCATTATTTTACGGAAAATAAACATGATGATGTTTTGTTTCAGCAGTTTTTAACCGATATGTATCCGCGAATGATTGTTCTCAATTTAGCACCGAATCTCGTTAATCATATTGACCACTTATTAGGTGGATCACTTATAAATAAAGATAGGGGTAGAGGTCCTGAATATATAATGTCGAGATATTGGGAAGAGCCCGAGTTAATAGAAGATATAAAAAACATTCTGATACAAAATACCAAATGTGGTTGACTTTTGGTATTTATGTTATATAATATTATGTGAAAGTGGTTGCACCCAACAACACTTAAAAATGGGTACATCTATCGCAGTACCGTGACTGCGGCCTTATAAATTAAACGGATATAAAAGATGTGGAGGAAGTACAATGACAATTAAAGAGATTTTTGAACAAGCGGAGAACGGCACACTCACGCTTGACCAGTTTAACGAACTGGCGAAGGATGCAAAATTTGCCGATTTAACAACGGGAGATTACGTATCAAAGAAAAAGTACGAGGATGAACTGTCAGGAAAAGAAAATCAGATTAAAACTCTGAATGACACAATCTCAAACCGTGACAAAGATTTGAAAACTCTTAAAGAGCAGTTAGAAACTGCGGCACAAGCAGACGGAGCAGATAAGCAGGCATTAGAAAAACTAACAAGTGACATGGCGTCATTACAGGAAAAATATAATTCCGATTTGAAAGCCTATAAAGCACAGTTAGCAGAACAGTCCTATGATTTTGCAGTCAAAGAATATGCCAACGGGTTAGAGTTTTCAAGTGCGGCGGCTAAAAGAGATTTTATCGGACAGTTTAAGCAGGCTGGGTTAAAGATGGATGGCGATATGATCCTCGGTGCCGACGATTTTAGAGCCAAATATCAGGAATCCAATCCTGATGCATTTCCTGTGAAAGCAGAACCTAAACCCGCTGAACCAGAAAAGCCGTTACCGAAATTTGTTGAACCTACTGGTGCGCCGGAAGGTAAAAAACTCTCTTTAACGCAACTGATGAGGATGAAGAACGAAAATCCTGATGTAGAAATTAACGTATAATAGGGAGGAAAGAAAACATGGGCGAATATTTTGATGCCAAACTTTTTAATGGTGAAGTGTTCCAGAAGTACGTAGACCGTATTCCGAATGTTCACCTGAACGAACTCATTAAATCTGGTGCTATTATTACCAGACCGGAACTTGCATCTGCTATGAGAGACCAGGTTGGTGGTAACTACATCACCACACCGCTGAAAGGTCTGATTGGCGGAGATCCGCTTAACTACGATGGTGTTACGAATATTACCGCAACATCTACGCAGACTTACAGCCATTCAAGAGTAGTTGCCGGTCGTGCAAAAGCATGGACAGAGAAGGACTTCTCTTATGATATTACTGGTGGCGTAGATTTCATGGAGAACGTAGCACAGCAGGTTAGTGAATACTGGACAGAGCAGGATCAGATTACTCTGATTTCCATTCTGAATGGTGTGTTCTCGATGGTAGATGATGCAGGTGCAGAATTTGTAGCAGAGCATACACATGATGTATCCGCAGTAACGAATACCGAAGGTGTTCTTGGTTATATGGATGCAACCACTCTGAACACAGCAGTGCAGAAAGCCGCTGGTGACCACAAGGGTCAGTTCTCTCTGGCACTTATGCATTCCAAGGTTGCTACAGACCTTGAGAACCAGAACCTGCTTACTTACATCAAGTACAATGATGCTAACGGTATGCAGAGAGATACCAATATCGCAACTCTGAATGGCAGACTTGTTATCGTTGATGATGATATGCCTGTTATTACAGTTGGTACTGGTACGGGTGCTACCAAGAAGTATGTAACTTATGTATTCGGTCGTGGTGCTATTGAGTACACGAACTGCGGTGCAAAAGTTCCTTACGAAATGGATCGTGATCCTAAGACCAATGGTGGTCAGGATACACTGTACTCTCGTCAGAGAAAGTGCTGGGCACCGTATGGTATTTCCTTCACGCAGTACTCCATGTCTACTCTGTCTCCTACTAACGACGAACTTGAAATCGGCGCTAACTGGGAACTGGTTAACACGGGTGGCGTATCGAAGGTTTACATCCCGCACAAAGCAATTCCGATTTCCAGAATTATCTCTCTGGGCTAATATAAATCAGAAAGGAGGTCAATCTAATGTATCTTACCTACGCAGAATATCAAGCATACGGAGGGACACTGGATGAGACCTCCTTTCAAGATTTAGAGTTTGACGCCGAATCCACTATTAACTGGTACACGTTTAATAGATTGTTTAGACCTGAATGGGCTGCGGCACTTGAAACCGAGCAGTTAAAGCGTTGCGTATACCAACTTATCAGATTAAAACAGTTAGAGGCAGAATTGATGTTCGGTGGATTAGGAAGTGGTGGACTTGGTTGGGAACGTCAGCCTAATATAATTAAAGAGAGTAACGACGGTGTTACAACAGAATATAATTCTTTGAGTGCTGGTGATTTGCTTGCATATGCACAAGGAACCAGACCGAAGAAAGATTTGATTGATAGATATTTGAGTAGCATTATCAATGATTTAGGAAGAAGACTTTTATATAGAGGCTTATATCCGGGAGAATAATATGTACGGTTATATTTTTGAAGTAACAAATAAAAATACTGGCGAAAAATATCTTGGTAAGAGATATGCAGTGGCATTTGATAAAAGTTATCTTGGAGAAGAAAATAATCCTGCTTTAGCCATTGCGATTGAGAAAAATGGTAGACCTGCGTTTGAGGCGAGAATGATTATGCCGTATGAAAATCCTGATGTATTAGACACGGTGTTTGACAGTATGGTAAAATCTACAAGTAAAAAAGTTGTTGAGCCTAAAAAAGTGGAAAAGCAAGATGTAGAAGAAAAGCCAGTAGAAGTAAAGGCGCCCGCTAAAAGAGGTCGTAAAAAAGTAGTTGAGGAACAGTGATGAATCACTATCCCAGTTGGTGGAATGAAACAATTACAATCTACAATAAATATACTGATCCAGTATCGAATTTAATCACATGGCACAGACATGTTGTAAGTGGTGCATTTTGGAAAAATATCGGTAACAAAGTTACGATTGATAAAACCGTAATTGAAACAGACACCATCATTTGTAGAATACGAAAAGATAACGAATTTCTACCAAAATATGAATGGATAGCATTACCGAATGATGAGATGGATGACTACTACACGTTAGGTCGTGGAGATATTTTAATTCGCGGTGAAGTAGATGACGTTGTAGAAGAATACACCAACGGACATAAATCAACTGATTTAGTACACAAGTATAAAGACTTACAAGGGTGTTTAACTATTGACGAAGTGACCATCAACACAGAGGGCGGTAGAGGAAATGAGCATTATTTAGTGCGAGGTAAATAATGTGGGAGAAATAAAATTTAACGTTCCATATCGCGAAATTAGGGATCAACTCGTTAAAATCAGTGACAACTATGTAAAGAATATATGGGAAAAAAGACGTACTGCGTGTATATTATCAGCAGGAGAACTTTTAGAAGATAATGGTTATCTACCTGCTGGAACTGTGTATGAGGCATGGAATGACCGATTGTGGTTTAGCGTTGAAAAGAATGGTGCAGAATTAGCACATTATTTTCACGAAGGAATACAGTACGGACCGAACTTCTATATTAAAGATTTAGGCGAATGGAGAAGTCCTAAAGGTAAACCTAAACATCCTGTACATGAAATTTATACACAAGGTCAAAATAAACCCGCAGGTGTTGCACACTGGACAGATGCATTAAATAACGAACTGGAACCCGAACTCTATGATAGAATTGAAAAAATACTAAGGAGATAGTATGCCAGCAGTAGACTTAAATAAACGTTTTTTAGATTATATATATGAATGTCCTGTTGTGGCAGAAAATCCTATGTATTTTGCGGTAGCAGAGGAACGAAATAATAATAATCAACTTTTACCGACACAAGAACAACCGCTCGATACTGTAGAATTTGTTGATGGTACAGTAGAAAAAGTATATAGAGCAGATATACTGATGTATAAATCAGTAGCCTATAATCCAATCGTAACTGAGGAAGTTGGAACAAGTGGTAAAAAAATACCGTCTACAACGTATCTTAATGAGAACATAGAAGATATGACAGACGGTCAAACACTTATTGATTGGATAGAAGAACAAAATGATAACCGACACTTTCCAAATTTTGGAGAAAGTTGTATAATAGAGAGTGTAAAGACAACAACTAATAGACCCGTGCTTAACGGCATAAATCCTGAATTAGAACCGCCGTTAGCACAGTACAGTGTTGGTTTGGTAATAACGTATATAGATACGTCAAAACAGATTTGGAATTAAATTTAAGAGAGGAGAAAAAGAAATGGCAGTAGCACAGTTTAACCTTGCAGAACATCAGAGAGCCGAACGTAAGTTACTGTTAACGGTAGCAGAGTGGACAGAAGGTACAACAGTTGAAAGAGAACTTCTCGGTAGACGTACAGAAGATTCCAGCGTTGAATATAACGCAGACCAGAGTACGACAACGGATATTCTTGGCATCAACTACACCGATGTAAATAAGACACAGCCTCAGCAGGATTTCGATCCGTATCTTATCCTTGGTGGATCCAAACTTGGTGCAAAATTAGATGATATTCGTAGAAGGAACGCACTTTCTGAACTTTCACAGTTTACTCTGTATCTTATTACCGCATATGTTGGTAATGCGAACGACGGCTATCGTGCAGAAAAACACGTAAACTGCACAATTCAGTACAATAGCCTCGGCGGTGATGCAAACGTAAATATGCCTATTTCAGCGTTCTTTAGTAATGATATTACTAATGGTCATGTTGATAAATTAGGTATTGATTTCCAGTTTACACCGGACGCTTAATTATGAAGGAGAAGGAAAATGGCTGAAAAAACAAAGAAAGACAACACAACATTAAATCTTGATTTAACAGAAACCGCCAGAACTAAAATCTGGGTCAATGGTGACTGTAATAAGATTTTGGAACTTAACTTAACGGATATCGGTATTATGAGTAGAGCAAGGGATGCCGAAGTTAAACTCGATGAGTTACAAGCAGAGGCTAATAAATTAGCCTCTGCGGAAGTTCCAGATTCCTTTGAAACCGAGGAAGACAATAAAAAATTTGACGAAATTGTAGACGTGTTCCAAGACATTGATAAGAAGATGAGGGATCTTGTCAATGGTATTTTTGATTTTAATGTGTGTGATGTATGTTGTGACGGCGGTTCAATGTATGATCCAATCAATGGTAAATATAGATACGAATATATCATTGATAAACTCATGGCATTATATGGACAGAGTTGGCAGAGAGAATCAAAGCGTACGCAGGATAGATTAAAAACGCACACTGCAAAGTACACGAAATCAAGAAAGAAATAAGGAACAACTACATGTATGATTTGCCCACCTCGATATTCATTGAGGACAACGAATATAAGATACGGGATGCGGGAGATTTTAGAGTTGTTTTAGATTGCTTTTCAGCACTCGGAGATATAGAATTGGGCGAGGATTATCGTATTCTCGCCTCTTTAATTATATTCTATGAAGATTTTACCGAGGAGTCTGTATTATCGTATGACCAAGACACTCTTGTAGCATTAGTTAAAGAGATGTACCGTTTCTTTAATTGCGGACAAGAAGACGATTCTAATATTCCAAGTCCAAAATTGATAGATTGGGACACTGACTCTCAAATAATAATGGCGGCTGTAAATAACGTAGCCGGTAAAGAAATAAGATTAGAACCCTATGTACACTGGTGGACATTTGTTGGTTATTATATGTCCGTCGGTGAAAGCGTGTTAGCAACTGTAGTGTCTATACGGCATAAAATTTTAAAGGGTGAAAAGTTAGAAAAGTGGGAACAGAAATTCAGAAATGAAAATCCCAAGTATTTTAAATGGAATTCTAAATCAATTAAGGACCAAGAACTTGATGCCCTCATGCAGGAGTTATGGGATAACGGAGATAATAAATAATGGCAAATACAACAGGCGTAAATGTTCCAATACATGCAACTATAGATATTGACGAGGCATCCAGATCCGCGGAGGCTTTAGGTAAGAAGATATCCGACGCCCTAAATCAGAATAAAGATACAACAAGTTCCAGAATGGCAAAAGTTGTACAGGATTTAGAGGCTATAAAAATAAGATTTGATTCAGTTCGGGATGCAATGGAACAAAATGCCGCCCATTATGCAAGTCTACAAAATTCTGCTCGGGGATTAGCGGCTGCCGAACATGACGCACGGGTTGAAATGCAGGCTTATGAGCAGGATTTAATTCAGTCAAATACGCAGATGGCCAATTTAGTTAAACGTATGCGTGAATACGGATATGATGAGGCAAAAGTACGTGCTGGATATTTTGGTAAAAATAAAATAGAGGCTGGTTCTGACGTTGATGAGCAGATAAAAATTATAAAGGAATTGCATGATGCTTGGAGAGAGGCAAGTACTGCACTAAACTATTACACTGTTATGCTTAATAATATGGATAACGGTGCAACAGAGGAACAGGCTCAAGAATTACAACAACTCGCAAATAAAGCACACGTCCTATTATTAAAAATAAATGAATTAAATAATGGGATGGAAAAATTTGGCGATAAAGGTACAAAAGCAAGTAGTAATTTTAAAAGTAATTTCTATTTTGTGAGAACAATACTTAATGATGTCGGCAGAACAATCAATAAAATCTCAACGGGATTAGAAAACTGTGTTAAAAAATTGATTCATCTGAAGAAGGAATCACATAAATCTACAACATCTTTGAAAGATGGTTTTAAGAACGCACTAAAAAATATCTTACGTTACGGATTAGGTATTCGTTCTTTATTTTTCTTATTCCGCAGATTAAGAAATTACGCAAAAGAAGCCCTGCAGGAAATGGCTAAAGAATTCCCTGCTGTTAATAATCAAGTATCAAGATCCATATCTGCGTTTAATCAGATGAAAGGCGCTATAGGTACTGCTGTTCAGCCGTTGTTAAATGTTCTTGTGCCGGCTCTTGAAAAAGTTGCCGCGGTCATTGTAAAAGTGGCAAATCTTATAGGTAGTGTATTCGCTTTACTTACAGGACAAAAGACCGTATATCAGGCTGTTGCAGTACAGACAGACTATGCCGCAAGTTTAGCACAGACTGGTAAGAATGCCAAGGACGCAAAGAAAGAACTTGAAGGTTACTTATCTCCGTTAGATGAAATAAACAAATATAATTCTAAAAAGGATAACGAGCCCGATTTAGGTGGCGGTGGCGGTGCAGATTTAGGTGGCGGACTAAAATTCGAGGAAGCACCAATAAGTGATTTCGCAAAGAAAATAGTGGACACCATGAATAAAATATTAGCACCAATTAAGAAAGCGTGGGCTAATGTTGGAGAATATGTTAAAAAGTCTTGGACAAAAGCATTTCAAAACATTAAAAAACTGATATCCGACATAGGTCGTGACTTTTTGGAAGTGTGGAATCAACCGGCAACAGTTAAGATGTTTGAATACCTAATGAAAGCACTGGGCAATATAGGAAAATTTGTTGCTAATATAGCAAAGGCGTTTGATGATGCGTGGAACAGAGCCGGTGTTGGTAGACGTATACTCGAAGGCATAAGAGATATATGTCTGATTATTTCTTATTTTGTGGACAAGATAACAGATTCATGGGCAAAATGGGCAGAAGATATAAACTTCACACCATTTTTAGAGAGTGTGGATGCGTGGTTAGATTCTTTGAGAGAGCCTGTTGCATATTTATCTGCTATATTTAAGGATATCAATGAACAGTTATTACAGCCACTTGCAAAATGGGCAGTAGAGGTCGGAGGACCTAAATTAGTACAAGTCTTTACAGATTTTAATAATAATGTTGATTGGGCTGGATTAAGAGAGAGCCTTGCGAAGTTATGGGAACACCTCGAACCGTTTGCAGAGAGGGTCGGTGAAGGACTTATTCTGTTCATAGAAGATGTTATGGATAGAATAGCAGAATTTGTCAATAGCGGCGACTTCGATAAACTTATAGATAATATAAATGCGTTTGTTGATTCCATTACAGCGGAGGATGTAAAAGATACTATTTGGGGAATTGTAAACGCAATAATAGCATTAAAGGCTGCAGGTGCAGTTGTCACTATTTTGCTCGGTATTGCCAAGGCAATAGCGGCTATAATGTTTGTTGTTCAGAACTTCACGGCCATATTAGCGGCATTAAAAATAATTGGCGGAGTAACAATGATTATTAGCGGAGCAATAATGGCAGTTAAAGAATTTTTCGATATGTGGAAAAACGGCTGGGATTGGCTATCGACCATTTTAGAGGCTATAGGAATTGCACTTGCGACTGTAGGGGCAATTATTTTAGGTGCACCCGCCGCAGTTGCGGCCGCAGTTGGCGGTATAATATTTGCCATATCACAAGTTGCAATCATCATACATGAACATTGGGATGAAATTGTGGCCTTCTTTAAAACCGTGTGGGAAAAAATCTCAGGATTTTTCAAAAGTTTGTGGGACAGCATAGTAGCAATATGGAATAATGTGGCAGCCTGGTTTTCAGCACATGTTATAGAGCCCGTAGCATCATTCTTCCAAGGTTTGTGTGAACGTATTGGTCAATTTTTCGAGGGAATTTGGATTTTTATTAAAGCAGTGTGGATA